GGTTACTATGCTTTATGTACGAAAAACATTAACACACAGGAGTATGCATAATGGCACAGATAAATAAACCTAGCGAATATTTTGATACTAAAATTTATACACAAACAGGTAGTACAAATAATGGTGATACACAAACTATTACTATGGATAATGTCGGTATGGTTTGGATTAAGAATAGAAGTTTTGGAAATTATCACGCACTATTTGATATAATTAGAGGTGGTAATGGTGCTAATTGTTTATTAAGTACAAATACAACAGGCAGTGGTCAAGGTTCAGATATTGATAGTGCAGAAGGATTAACTTTTGGTTCTTCAACTACAACGATTGGAACTGATGGTGGCGGTTATGGGTACAATAATAGAACTGGAGATAATTATGTTGCTTGGCATTGGAGAACAGATGGAACAACTGGTTCATCAAACACAGATGGCTCTATTACATCTACTGTAAGTGCTAACACAACATCAGGATTTAGTATTGTTACGTGGTCAGGAACTTCAAGTAATGGCACTATTGGACACGGACTAGGTGTAGCACCTAAAGTAATTATATGTTTTGGTTATAGTTCAGGTGGTAACTCTTGGACAGTTGGACATAATTCTTTAAGTTGGAATAATGGTATTTATATAGAAGCTACTGCTACATTTGCTAACACAACTTTGTGGCAAAATACAGCACCAACAAATAATGTATTTTCAGTAGGTAGTTTTTCAGGAACAAATAGTTCTCAATCAATGATAGCTTACTGCTTCGCAGAAAAAAAAGGCTTCTCAAAATTTGGAAGTTACACAGGTAATGGTAATGCTGATGGAACATTTGTTTATACAGGCTTTAAACCAGCTTTTGTACTACATAAAAGAACTGATATTGCTGGTCATAGTTGGATAATACACGATAATAAAAGACCAGATTATAATTCTACTAATTTAATTTTACACGCAAATTTAAGTGATGCTGAACAAGGTGGTTACGATATGGACTTATTATCAAATGGATTTAAACATAGAGTTACAGCAGGAAGCACTAATGCAAGTGGCGGAACATATATCTATATGGCATTTGCAGAACAACCATTAGTAGGAACTAACGGAGTTCCAGCTACGGCAAGATAATTTAACAAAGGAGAAACTATGTTTGATAATTGGTTTAAATCTTGGGAGGATATGTACTCTTACAAGACAGTTAAACAAAACATCAATAAGTATAACCAAAAAATTATTAACTTTTGGAAAGACTTTTATAATGATGTTTTTAATAACATTAAAAAAGATCCAGAATAATGAAAAAAAGAAAATCAGCTACTGTAACTAATATTGCACAACAATCATTAGGTATTAGACTTTCTTCTCACGAAAAAATTTGTGCTGAAAGAATGAAAACTCTTATTAAGTCTATTGACGAATTAAGAAAAGAAGTAGCTGAATTAAAAGATTCAGTATCAAAAGGAAAAGGAATAGTAGCAGCATTAGTTTTTATAGGTTCTCTAGCAACTGCTGTTATTGGTTTTTTTTCTTTTAAATGAAATTTTTTTTAACATTGTGGCTTTGTTCATTTTTAAGTAATGAATGTACAGCTCCAATAAAATCACCATTAGCATACAACACTTGGAAGGAGTGCGTTGAAGACGCTTACAAAACAAGTATTTTAATCCTTGCAGATCAAGACAATAATAATGTAGAAGAATTTAGATTGGCTACAAAATTTATGTGCAAGGAAGATAATGTCATTTAAAGGACACAGAGTAATAGTAATAGGTGATGCACACGACTCACCTCATATATCTCAAGATAGATTTAAATGGATTGGTAAATACATTAAACAATCTGAGCCAGATTACATAATACAAATTGGTGATTGGGCATCATTTGATAGCTTAAGTTTTTTTCAAAAAAATTCTTCCCAAGCAGGAAAATTAAAAGATGCCTATATGGTTGACATAAATTCTATGAGAAATTCTATAGATTTATTAGACAAGTATATAGACAATGACAGAATACCTAGACACGTAACATTCGGTAACCACGAACAAAGAGTTTATAAGTTTGAAGAAAACATACCAGAGATAGCAGGTATGATGAAAAAAGAATTACACGATTCATTTGATAAACGTAATTGGAAACGATCTCCTTATGGAGCATTTAAAAATATAGCAGGTGTTTCATTTACACACTGTCCTCTTAACATTATGGGTAAAGAGTATGGTGGTAAAAATTGCGAAGTACAAGTAGCTAATGATGCTACTAATGATATTGTCTTCGGACACACTCATAAATTTAGAGATTGGAAAGCTCCAAAGATAGGAGATAAAAATTATGTACGTGTTGTAAATGTAGGTTGTGCGTTGCCTTTTAATCACGTTGAAGATTATGCTAAGTTAAATCTAACTGGTTGGTCTTGGGGAATTGTAGAACTCGGTATCTGGGATAACCATATACAAGAGAGCCAGTTTATATCTATGGATAGATTGGAAAAACAATATGGATTATAGCAAGTACAAAAATTTTTCTGAAAAAGAATTTAATTGTTCTCACTGTGGCAAGAATGAAATGCAAGAAGTTGTTCTTGATTTTATTCAAGCTTGGAGAGATCATATAGGTGAGTCGGTAAAAATTAATTCTGGATATAGATGTGGTGAACATAACAATGCTGTTAGCAGCACAGGTACAGATGGCCCACACACTAGCGGATTAGCAATTGATATTTCTACTACACCACAATTACAATATAAACTAATAGACTTTGCATTACATTATGAACCTAAACCTACTGGTATAGGTATTGCAAAAACATTTACTCATCTTGATTGGCTTACAGTAGATATAGATCAAAAGTATGTAGTAAGACCTAACGTGTGGAAATATTAATATGTGGAATTTATTACCTACACTTCTTAAAACTGGAGTTGATGTCTTTAATAATAGACAAGAATCTAAAAGACTTGAGTCATTAGCTGAACGTAACTATATGGAACGTGTTGCTAAAGGTGAAATTGAATATCAAAAAGCTGTTATGGATAATAACAATCAAGGATGGAAAGACGAGCTTGTTCTTATAATAGTTGTTTTGCCAATAATAATTTTAGCCTGGAGTATATTTAGTGGAGATCCGGAAGCTAAAGAAAAATTAGATTTATTTTTTCATTACTTTAATAATTTTCCAGAATTTTATAAGTGGTTAGTGTTAGGAATTTTCGGCAGCATATATGGTTTGAAACCAGGAATGGATTTACTTAAAAAGAAATAATAAAAAGTAAATGGAATTTATTAACGAAGGTTCTTTTCAAGAATACGATTACAATCAAGAAAACGAAGAATGTGAATGGAAACAAGTAACTGAATATTGGAGGTTACATAATGAAAAAAAAAACTTGGAAGAAATCTAAAGCACAAATTATAATTGATATTGGGCCTTGCAAACATTGTGGCAAGGATATGGTCAATACTGAAAGTTTTGTAATTTTTGCAGATAAGAGCAAAGCTCACTATATATGCTACAAAAATGACCACGAAAAAGGCTCTGAGAAGCCTCAGAATTGACGAAATAGGCTTTTCCTATACCCAAGTACCCTTAAAATAAGATGTTAAAATTTAGGGGGTTTATGACAATCTACCGCCATTTTCTACAAAGTGTTCAGATTCTAGCTCTGCTAATGCACCTTGTAGTAAATCTATGGCAAATTTTCTATTATTATAATTAGCAGCAAGGCTCATAATGTTGGAAGCTAAAGCAACCTGTGCGGCATCAATACCCTTACCTCTTAAAAGATCTATTGTAACTGTGTCTGCAATATTATCATAAATAGTTATGACTTCATCATTGCTAACTTGTCTTTGTTTAAATATATCTTTTAAGCTTAATATAGTTTTCATACTATAGAATCTAGTATGATATTCGGTATCAGTCACCTCACCGAAAAAAAAAGATAAGAGGTGGTATATAGTACTTTAATATAATCTTCACCTCTTATCTAATAACGCCTCCATAGAGCCGTTATCTATTATCGGTCAGCAATGATTCAACATAGAATTTCAAATCAAAGCTTATCTATACTACTGTGCGTCAAGTTTGATTGTAAGCAAAGGCTTTTTTATCATCCTAATTACCCCAGGAATAAATTTACTCTAGCTTCTCTGGGTACACGAATTAGTCGTATCTAGATACCTTCGCTTACAATACACACAACATTGTAATCAATTTACAATTAGGTAACTACTTAAAGGTGAGTTACGTTAACCTACTAGAATTGGTCATCAAAATCACTATCAGACTGTGTAGTCGTTGTTGACGACTGTGTAGTCTTTGTAGATGATTTATCTCCAACCAATCTAATACTGCCTGTGTATCGAGGTACAACAACCTCTGTCACAATTCTGTTATTTCCGTTAAGGTCTTTATATTGTCTAGTTTCTAATTCACCTTCACAATATAACTGAGTACCTTTCTTAGCAAACTTTTGCATATTCTCTGCAAGTCTTGGATCAAACACAACTACTTTATGCCAAGTAGTTTTTTCTGCCCAATTGCCTTGCTGATCTTTAAACTTTTTATTAGTTGCTAAAGATAAGTTTGCAAAAGCTTCTCCTTTCTTTGTTTCCTTGATCTCTGGATCAGCTCCAAGACGACCTATTAACATTACTTTATTTATCATTTTTTAGCTCCTTTGGATTAATGATTTTTATATTACTTGTTGCTTTTACTTTAGGTTTGTTTCTAAGTTCATCAGGCATTTCATCCTCTGAATAAACAAATCCGTGTAACCCTAGCAATTTAAGAACGCATCTATCATAAGCACGTTTCTCTGCCATTGCATATGGATAAGCATTTTTTGTATTCTTAGGTGAAGACTCACCATAAGAAACTACAAATATAGATTTACCATCTTTAACTAGTTCAGCAGTACATCTAATTACGACAATACCATTAGCAGAATTAGTTTCTATTTCTTTATAATGATATTTAATATCGTTTTCTGCACCTGCTTGTTCAATGTATCTATGATACATTACCCAAGTTCCGTGGCAATCCCATAATGCTTTATATTCACCTTGCTCATTTTTCTGATCAAGATTTAATTTTTTAAGTATAGCTAATGCTCTACTGTCTATTGGTTTACCCATTTATATTCCTTTCGTTGTATATTGTTCATTAACATAAGTTTTACTTACTACATAAACATAAGCAGTTCGACCACTACCATTCTTACGTTTATCTTTTCTTTCTATCTTACCTTGTTTATATAGTTCTGTTACTCTAGGTCTAACTGTAAAAGGACTTAAAGATAACAACTCTGATACTTCATCAGCAGTAGCTCCAAAATTTCCTTTATTACATATTACGTCAAACACCTTCCTTCTAATAGTTTCTGCACCTTCTTTAATAAGTTCAGCAGCTTCTATTGAAGTATCAACTTGTTGACTCCCTGGTGAGTAAGGGTATGATTTGTCTTCCGTCATTGAACTCCTTTAGTTTAATATCAAAATTTTTAAATTCTACAAAATCAGGTGGTGGTGTTTTAGTTTCAACTAAATGCCAAAACAAAACTTCAGCAGCTAATAACTGTTCTTGAAATTCTTTATCTGGCAATACCTCAACTAAACCATATTTCATATTACCAAAAAAAATTGATAAATAAATTTTATCAGCACCATACACCATTAGATAATGTTGCAATTGTGCTTTATATTTTTCAGCAGTTTTAACTTCATTAGAAAAAGCATTAGTATGTTTACATTCTAACAATGCTTTTTTTTCTTGAAGTACACCATCTATATTACAATACATAAATGGATATTTTTTAGATGTTATAAATACTTGTTTGCCTACAACTTTAATTCCTGTTTGTTTTTCAAACCAACTAATATTAAAGTCTTCGGTATGAATCCCCATTTGTACTGGTAAAACATCAGAGAGATCTGCTGGTTCTTTTTCTCCAATTTTTTCTAGATACAAATCGTACCATTCACCTTGATATATTTTGGTAGCATCACTACCACCTATACCTGTTTTGCGATCAAAATTTTCTTTCATATATACATTCCCCATTTTATATTAGTAAATAATACTCCAGGTGAATTACCTTCTTCATCAGTAGAAGGTATTAATATTTGTCCATCGTGTAAATGTAATGCTAATACATTTGGATATTCTTTTTCATCCCAATAATATGTTTGAGGTTTAAAAGTTACTTTAGTAATTAACTTATTAGTTAAGTTTTTAATGGCAAACTCTTTTCTCTCATCCATTAAACACATTGCTTTTTTCATATAATATTTCTATCCTTCCGTTATTTATATAATAGCCACTAACTGTTTTTGATTTTTTGATGTATGTTTCTAAATTGCAATCCCACTTTAGTAGCTTTATATTTTTTTTGTTCTTCCCATTGTTTCTTTTTCTTTTCATTAGCTATCCTTCTAAGTTTATCTAATTCTTGTAATGTTTTATATGGTATTTTATTATTGATTAACTTATCTGCAAACTCCATATAAGTTTTTTCATTGAACTCAATTGTACTATAGAACTTGAGCAAAGACATTTGCCAAGCTTGTTGTCTTACGTGATAAGGCGTAAAATCAATTTCCGTTTTCTTCTTTATTTTTCTCATCAGTAAATGATCCTTTTTCAAATGCTTCAATAGCAGCTTTTAATCTTTTGTTATCTGCTTTGAATTTATCAAATATAGTTTTTGTTTTAACCAAATAATGAATAGCATCTAACAATTCTTCAATTGTTTCATCTACCCATTCATTAATAGGTCGGTCATTAGCTTCCATTGTAACACCAAACTTATTCATACCTTCTATGTGGCGTTTAACAATTAGCTCTATGACTTCATTAACTATTGGATCATTTGTTAATTCACTAGAATCAATTATTGGATTAACTGTCATTGTTTTCCTTTTTCTCTTAAAGTTATTTCTGCTCCAAGGGCTTCTGCCCAACAACAGAATAACCAACCGCTTGGTTTTCTTATACCACATTCCCATTTTGAAACAAGACCCTTGGCGACACCAAGTATTTCATCCATTTCTAATTGAGATATGTTTCGTTTCTTTCTTAAAGAAACAAATTGCGGTATCACTTGATTATGAAAATGTTCTCCTAGTGATTTGTTAGCCATATACTAGGAATATGAATATTTTTAAAAATGTCAACTATATATGGTAGGTGAGATTTTAACCCCACCTACCCCATAACTTGGAGGTTACGGATTCCTAAATACGTTATTTTCTATAAATTCTCTTACATCTGGGTCGGTATCTGCTGGAGTTAATTCCACAGGTTTATCCAGAGTATAACCTGCGTGTTCTAATGGTAAAAAAAATGCTAAAGGTTTTTTAGTATGTTTACTTATTTTTAGTAAACTACATAAAGGTATTCTATTAACAGCTTTTTCATACTTTTGTATTTGTTGAAAAGTTACTCCGATTAGTTTGCCTAATTCAGTTTGAGTAATTTTTCTATGCGGCAGCAATCTAGATTCTAAAATACGTTTGCCTACATATTCATATAATTGATCATCATTATACATTACCTTTTCTCCTTGATGCTTCTAATGTTCTCCATATATCTATTTTCATTTCAGCAGTTCTTCTTTTATTTTTTAATTTAAGAACTTCTATATTGAGAGCATTAATTGTTTTTATTGAGTTAACATAACTTTCGGAAGCGTAATAATCTTCAACTGCTTTTGACACAGACTTATCAGATACATTAACGTAACTTCCTTTGTAATGTTTAATCATATCTTGCTGATATTGTAACTCCGCCGTAGATTCGGCGAAGTCATTATCTGTTTCAGCAAGAAAGTTTATTTCTTTCTCAATGTCCATTATTTACTTTCTATTTGTAAAAATGATTTAGGTGCAGCAACTGGAATACCAGACTTTTCAAATGTTGAACCTAAATATTTCCAAACTTCCATTATATCTCTACCAGAGTATAACACGTTTTTAGCTTGTTCTTCAAGAAATTCTAATTCATCTTTTACTTTGAATTTAGGTAATTTCTTTACAGCTCGTTTAGTTTCAAAAGAACAAACTTGTTTAAGTTCTCCTTCAACATCATCATATTGTTTAATGTCATCAAGTCTGTAATCATTCCAATCTCTAATTTTTGACCAAGATTGTAATTTTTCAACTAATGCTTCTCTAGCTTTATATTCAGCACGTTTAAGTTTATCTTCGTAAGATTCTTTTGATGTAATAAAATTACGAAGTTTAGTACTTGCTTCTTTAAAAGCATTAATCTGTTTTGAAATGCCTAACTTTTGAACAAAAGATTTATAATTTTTTTCTGTTTGTTTTTGAGTTTCGGCTTCAATAGCAGATTGTATTTCTCTGCTTCTTTCTTGAAACTTATCTTTAATAAGTCTATCAAGATACTCTAACTCGTTTTTACGTATTGGTTTCATATTGTTTCCTTTCTGTTACCAAACTGATTTGTTATCTTTGTAAACATTTCCTGTTTTATCATTTGACATAAATGTTGATTCTTCATAATCGTCAGTAAAATCACCACTAGCAGTGTCAATTGTTACTGTTCCGTGAACTGAATAATCACCAGCAAATGAACCCCATTGATTTAACCTATCGTAATCTCCGTGAACTAGTCCAATAAAGTCATCATCATCAAAAGATTTATCATCTTCTGTAATTTCTAAAACTTTATCCCAATCAACTAATTCAGATTTATCACCTTTATAAAAGGTTAAATCTTGAAATGATCCGTCATCATTACCACCATCATAAGCAATAGTTATTTTAGTATAACCATTTTTATGTAATGCTTTGATAACGTCTTGTATGTTATCTGTGTCTATCATAGTTTTGGTTGTCCTTTCATCATCCAAGGTTGAGCTTTAATATGAACAATCCAATCTTGAAAACTAGGAATCCATCCTAGATCTTCTTTGATATGTTGTTCAGCTATTAATCTGACTGGTACTTGTTTACCATCAGAATTTGTTATTGTAGTACCAAACTCTCGTTCGGCAGCAAAACACCCTTCAGCGTGATGCCTTAATGCTCTATGCGTAAAGTGTGCTACAATTTTTTTTGATTCGTCAAACCAATTATGTATGGGTTGGTAGTCCTCTGGTTTACCACCCCATTTTTTTACGGATGATAAACTGTGATAATAACAGTTAGCCATTAGTTTGCCTTTCGTTTTATTATTTCATTAAATGCTTTAACAATTTCATTATCATTTTTCATTTTGTTAAATGCTCTAATTAAATGAACAATATCCATTTCACCAATTGGAATATGTTCACCTTTTGATTCCGACAAATATGTTTTATTACATTGATCTGTCATATCAGAAGGTATAGTTCGACCTGCTATTTTACAAATACGAAGTATATCAATTACTTTCATTTACTTTCTCCTTTTTAACACTTTTTATTTTACCAATATTTTTAATAATAGCTGCATTACCTGCAATATGATCACCTGGCAAACACATACGTTTAGTTCTTTTTTGCCATTCATACCAAGCATTAGTTGCTCGTTTATTTGGATATGCTAAAGGATTATATTTACCTTCCTCATCAATATACATTTCAAATGTTTTAT